TTGACTTTTAATCAAGTTGTCCGGGGTTCGAATCCCCGCACGCTCATTGCTTTAAAGTGGCGGAAATCCAGTATTTACAAGGGTTTCCGCTCTTTTTATGTCTTAATTCTATAATCGATTTCAAACGATTTTAAACGATTCTAAATGTCTCATTTCTGTCTAATGTCTCATTTTTGTCCCATGTTTGTCCTAAAAATTCATGGCATCATTGACTGCCCCATCAGCATCCTCTTTTTCCATGATTATGTGATTGTAAACCTCTATTACCATCTTTTCAGAATCCCCCAGTAGCTGCGCAATCCTCTTGATCGAGATCTTCGGAATCTGGTAACACAGGTTGGTGCAGTAGTTGTGCCGGAATACGTGTGATGTAAGACCGGTGATCTGTTCTTCCGATTGCTCTTGCAACGCCTTGCGGATTCTCACCCACATTTTATCGTAGCTGCTCTTAGACATCGGTTCTCCGCCTTGCATGGTAAAAATATAAGTTTTTCCACGCGCTCTTGCGGATTCTACAAAGTTTTTCACAATGTGCAATATCTTTGTTGGTATCGGGAGAGTACGGTCTCCATTATCGCTCTTAGTACCTTTTAGAGTAGGCTGCCCGTTACCGGTTGCAAATTCAAAAGCCTTGTTGACTGTAATGGTGTTGTTTTTAAAGTTAAAGTCAAACACCGTAAGAGCCAGTGTCTCTTCTCTGCGCATTCCGCAGCCATAGATCAGATATGTGTAGACCTGATCCCTGTCGTATTTGTACTCTGCGGCAAAGACAGCTTTCTTCTCAGATTCCGTCAGAGGGCGTTTATCCGGCGCCTTATATTTAGGTTTTTGGATGCTTGCAAAGATTTCCTCGTATAGTACCGGCGGATAGATTTTGTCCGCCATAGCACTTCCCAAAACCTGTTTAAATGCCATGTAGATCTGCTCTTGTGTCCTTGGCTTTCCGTTTGCATTGTTTAGTAAGAGCTGCAGGTGGATTCTGCCAATATCGGATACTTTAACTCCATCAAGTAGGATAAAGTGCTTGTCTATTATATTGCTGTACATTGCCTTTGTATTACCCTCTTTGGAGTGCTTGTATACTTCCTTCCATTTCTTTGCGTATTCCCGGAATGTAATGTCCGTCTTCCGGATGTTCTGCCGGCTCTCGACCTTTGCTTTAAATTCCTGTACAATCCGCTCCAGCTCTTTACTGGACTTTGTTGTCTGTAGATTTTGGCGGTGTTTCGTTCCATCTGTATTATAAGTTCCATCCCATGCTTTTGTGCGGAAATATCCGTCTTTTCCGCGCTTGTATTTAGTTCCCATTTTTATCATCTCCTTAAATTTTAGTATAAAAATAACAGCCAGCGCAAAACAAACGTTCCGCTTGCATGACTGCTCCGAAGATGATACAATATTCTTGAGCTTACTATTGCATTCTTCGGAGCGGTAGTCTTATGGTGAGATACCCGTATTGATTACGGGTGCAAGGCTCGTTGGTAGCGTGTCTTGCGACATTTCCGTCTCAGTGTTGGTAGCACTGGGGCGGTTTTATTATTTTTCGGATAATTTTTTCTGTTCTCGTTCTATTTGTTTAATACTTTTTGCCGGAGTAGGTAAATCTTCAGGCATAGTACCTCCTAAGCGAGAAATGGTATCACGTATTTCCTTTCCAACATTATAGTGAGTTTGATTCGCAGCGGATTTTCCTTGAATCTTTTCACGACGTAATTTTGCTTCAGTCTGAGTAGCGCGGAAAAGGTTAGCGGCTAATTCCTCGTATCCCATATGATCTAAGATTTTTTCGCTATTTTTGAGTCCTTTATGTTGATGAATATCTTTGGCAGTCATACCACCATATAGACCTTGATATCCATGATTCTGAAAGATAGCATAATCCAGAGAACTTTCGACACCGGCATTCTTGGCAGCGTCCACTAACATTTTATTATGTTCAGCCATTTCGTACCGGATTGCAAGACGCTTCTGATCGTCACTAAGAGTATCAAAGTTATCAATAAGCTCTTGTTGTCTGGTTTTCACTGCAAAGTAGGTTTGACCAAGTGCAATTACTTTTTTTCTAGAATCACCATTCTGTACAATCAAATAGCATGCGTAGCGGGAAAGTTTATAATCATCAATAATGCGTTCGCCGCCATTAGGCATAGGTGATGATTTGCCAACATTGGCAAAATGTTCAGATACAGCATTTCCACTGTTTTCACAGGCTGTTTTCGCACGAACGATTACTTCCTCAAACCTGCGCCATTGGCTATATTCAAGTGCATTTTGCATTTCTCTGGCATACCAAAACTCTTGACCATATTTATTGATGTGTTTAATAGACTCAAACAAAGATTCTGTATAACTATTTTGCTCTTCTTCTGTCAAGGCTTTATTGAGAACTCGGTCATGTATTTCATTTAATTTATCGTCAAAATCATTCATATGTTCACCTTCTTTTTTAACATATCTCGTAGACCGTCCCTGTTGGCGCAGGGGCGGTATTTTATTTTTAAATTACAATCATTCCATTATCATCGGCCTTTTTGGTTAACGCTATAATAAATTCAATGAATGCTATGAATGAAGGAATGAAAGTCCAACAGAATAGAAAATAAACAATGCCTGTACCTATTTTTCTGGCATAAAATTTATGAACACCAATTCCGCCAAGAAAGAATGCTAATATGCAGTAAACGACTTTGTTAACAGCTTTTCCATGAATATAAGTCACTTGCTGTGGTAGTGAGTTTGTATTTTGTACATTAATGTTAATTCCGCTATTTGTAGATTCTGTTGCCGGGATAACTTTAGTTACCAGAGTTCGATTCTCCGTTTTGAATATCTCCACTTCATCTCCTATTTGAGGGGAGAATTGTAAATCGCAAAGTCTTACTTCGTCAATACCTCCATCATTAGTGCCAATTAATACAATTCCATCTTCAATTTTAATAATCTTAGACATGACTTTCCTCTCTTCCTCTGTACTTTTCCACAACTCTATATAAACGCCGAAGCGGTTATATCATTTCCATAACTGCTAAATTTGGAATAAAATAAATAACATAGTTATCTACAGTGATATACTCGCCATATTTTCCTTTGTAGCAGTCAATAGCTTCCTGCAGATATTCTTCTGTGACATGTAGATGTTCTGCAACTTCATATCGATTCTGGCATCCAGCATGAAAAGCGGATATGATACCACGTAACCCGATCATTCGGTTATATCCGCGTAATCGACCTTTTTGTTCTTGCTTTAGATTTTCAATATTCATTTGGTCAATGATATTTCCAACAGCAGTGAAATGATGTCCCATTTCTTCTGCGAGTACACACGCTTTTTCTGTTGATGTTCTTAACCTATCAGATATTGCAATTCTATTTCTGAATATTCGTCCATCACTCCCAGACAGAGGCTTCTCACGGACTACGAGTCCGCTATTTTTCGCCTCTTCTAAAAGTTCCTCATAAATTGTCATCGTATCACTCCCATTCAGAGTCATCCATCATGATGTCATCATCATGTTTTCTCATTTCATTTGTTACTTTAATATCTGTACGCTCATGAGCTGCCATTACTGACAAATCATCATCCATTTGCTGAATGGATAACAGCTGTTCGATATAATTGTCTGCCTTTTTTCTGTTTACTTCAACTAATTTTAGATATTTTTTGAAATGATTCTTTTCCGTTGAAGAAAATGCACTGATGTTATCAATTATATTTTCAATACTATCGTTTACAAATACGTTTTCGATGCCTTTATCGCTAGAACCATCCCATCCCATCAAATCAGCAGGAGTGGTTTCTAGTACGTTGGCTAACGGCTCGAGTACTGTAATTGGCAAATCTTTGATATCATCTTTTTCATATCTATATATCGTTGCGCGATTTTTTCCAAGTTTTAAAGCAACTTCATCAACGCTTAAACCTAAGTAGAGTCTTCTGTTTTTAATTCTTTGTCCTATCGTCATTTTGTTCACCACCTTATATACGTATTATAATATATTATTCGCAAATACGCAACTGCTTTTGTTCGAAAAACAAAAAAATCGCATAAAATGCAAAAACAGTATTGACTTTTAAGACAAGGCATTGTAATATACAATTAGTCGCATGAAATGCGAAAAAGAAAGGAGATGATGGAGTGGTAAATGTAAACAAACTCAGAGCGAAAATGGTCGAGATCGGCATAAATGCTGAAAGTATGTCGAAAAAGATCGGAATCGACAGGTCTACATTCTACAGAAAGTTATCGGCGGATGGTCAAACATTTACGATAGGTGAAGCTGATGTTATTTCTAAAGAGTTAAATCTGAACAGGAACGAAGTGAATAGCATTTTTTTTAGTCAATACGTCGCATGAAATGCGAAAATGAAATGTTAAAAACAGAAAGGAGATTAAATGAATAATTTAACAGTATTCGAACAAAACGGTCAGTTACTCACCGACAGTAGAGAAGTAGCAATGATGGTAGGAAAAGACCATGCAAAACTCTTAAGAGATATCAAAGGATATGTCAAACATCTTACTGAAGCCAATTTTGGATTGAGTGAATATTTCATTGAATCAGAGTACAAAGACAGTACCGGAAGAACACTTCCATGTTACCTCTGCACAAAGAAAGGATGCGACATGATCGCCAACAAAATGACCGGAAAGAAAGGTGTCATTTTCACAGCTACATATATTGAAGCATTCGAGAAGATGAAAGATTTCATCGAAAAGGGAACACAGTACGTTGGCATTCCATTAAAAGAACAGGTGGAATCACTGGAAGTGGTAGCAAGCATGTTAAGAATGAACGATGCAAGCAAGTTGCTGATGCTGAAAGGGTTCTATGATTCTTACCATATTCCGACAGGATTCTTACCGAATTATGAGTTCAACGGCAATAGGGAAATGAAGTCACTCACAGCACTACTGAAAGAAAATAATCTCGGAATCAGTGCAGTGCAGTTCAATAAGAAGCTTCTATCTGCCGGAATCTTGGAAGAAAAGGAACGCAAGTCCAGTAAGGGAATGGTGAAGAAGTTCAAATCACTGACGGAGAAAGGTTTGAGATACGGTGAAAATGCAGTCAGTCCTCATAATCAGAAAGAAGTGCAGCCGTTGTATTACAGTGACACGTTTAATGAACTGTTTGATATGGTGATGACTGCTGACTTATCGGAATGGTAGAGGGCAGAGTAGTAGGAAATGTGGTGATAAAAATGGGAGCTACAAAGAGTTTAGCAAGGTATGTGCAAGAGAACTCAGTCAATCTTTCGGCAATGTCAAGAGAAACTGGTATTCCGTACATGGCGTTGTATGACAGCCTTGCAAATAAAAAAAGAGCTCGTCTGCTATCGTTTGATGAAGCACTTGTTATATGCAGATTTCTTGGAGTAAACCCGATGGATTTTGCGGAGGAAAAGTGAAAAATGAAGATAGGCGTAGATACAGAAAACAGAGAAGAATATTTATTAAAAATTCTAAAAGAAGATATTCCGGTCAAGGAGATGGAAGAGCGTATTTTTAAAGAAATTGGAGAAAGACCTATTATAGATATGAACTGTGGGATGGAACCAGGAGTTTCAGGAAAGCCAGAATCTATTTTATAGATTCTGACAAACCGAAAATATTTGAAATTTCGATTAATGCGCTACGACATTCTGCAGCGGAAATGGATATCCATTCCAGTAAAGCATCCGACAAAGAACTTGTATCACTTATATTGCAGAGAAGTGGAACAGCACTCCAAGTATTCGGATGCGATTGAAAAATAGGAAGCAATCGGTTAGCTATATACGAATTCATATCTCGCAGATATGGATCAGAATCTAATTTTTTTGCAAGCTGTGTTTTTGGTGTTTTACAAAGCTGCGATATTTCAAATGGAATTGCTTTTTGCACATCATTTTCAACATAAGTTTTAAAACAAGGATAGTACAATTGTCCGTCTGCAGTCATTAGGTTAATGGCGGTATTTTGCCAATATTCGGAAAGTTTTGGTAAAAAATAGTATGACGAAAGTTCACAAATGGACTCTTCAAGCCATCGTAAATTCTGTTGTACTTTTCCATGAATGACTGTGTGACACATTTCATGAGCAAGCTGATATGCAAGTCGTGACCACGAGGATGGATTTGAGTTCAAGATAATCAAATCTGACTCTTTAAAACAAGCGGGGCATTCCCGTTCCTTCTGAATAGTTATTGTGGTTGAAACGCTTTGTATAGGGAGAACTTCGTTCATTACTCGAAGAAGCGTATCTATTACAAGCAACATATTTTCATCTGCTGTATCCGATTTACCGCAATTGAAATGAATTTGAGGAAAAGAATTAATAGAAATAAGCTTTCCCATTTTAAAAACCTCCACATTAAATGATTATGAAAATATTTTAACATGAAGTTAAAATATTTTCAAGTTTCAAAGGGAAACAAACCGATTTTAGAAAGGAGAAAAAATGAAAACAAGAAAAGATTTTTTAACAGATGAACAGGTAGAACAGGAAATTGAAAGATTGAATCAATCTGATGCCGCACAGCTTTTTATATAGGAACAGCGCATTAAATATAAGAGGAGACAGTACCTGTATCAACTCAGATGCCATGAGAAGAGAGGAAAGCAGTTAATCCGTGACGGAGTGAAGATGGAACAGCTTGAGTTGATGGAAAAGGAGATGGAAGAGTGATGTTGGAAGTACTTGGAAGTATCGCTACTATTGCAGCAACAATAGTACAAGCTGTAAGCGTAGTGCGTCTTATGAAGATTGAAAAGGAACTGAATAAAATGTACAAAAGGAGATCAAATGAACGAATTAAAAGTAATTGAAAATGAACTTGTCCCAGTATACGAGACAAGTACAGGAGAAAAAGTAGTATACGGTTCAGAACTGCATGAGGTTCTTGGAGTTAAAAGCAGATTTAACGATTGGGTTAAAAATAGACTTGGAGACGTAGATGCTTGCGAGAAAGAAGATTTTGATACGCTTACTAAAAATTTAGTAAACGGCGGAACGCAGAAGGAATACATAATCAAACTGGATACTGCCAAAGAAATGGCAATGCTTGAGCGGAACGAAAAAGGAAAGCAAGTACGCAGATATTTCATTCGGGTAGAAAAGAAATACAAAGCGGCATCTCTTGCCACACAAGAACTCTCACCGCAGTTACAGGTCATGATCAACTTGGAAATCGAGCAGAAGCGTCAGGCAGAGAAGCTTGAGCACGTGGAAGAACGGATTGAAAGCATCCGTGAGGTTGTTGCAATCGATACAACATCATGGAGAGAAGATACCGGAAGAATCTTGAGAAAAATTGGTATGGAGTGCGGAGACAGCAAGTCTTATCAAGATGTAAGAAGGGAATCCTATCAGTTGTTAGAAAAACGCATGGGAGTGAATGTGAAGCAGAGACTCACAAACAAGCGCAGAAGAATGGCAGATGAGGGTGTTTGCAAATCCAGAAGAGACAAATTGAATTATCTTGATGTGATTGCTGATGATAAGAAACTGATTGAGGGATATACGGCTATTGTAAAAGAACTGGCTATTAAATACGGAGTTGCATAGAAGAAAAGGAGGAAAAAGACAATGTTTAGCAACGTAAAAATCGACAATGGATTATTTTTAGACGGCAAGAAACTTAACTGCGTGAAATCATACAAATTAGAACAGAAAGAGAGAGATGATATCGCAGAACTTACAGTAAATATGGATGTTCGGGTTTTTTGTAAGGACGATAAGCCGTCCGATATCAAAGTTGGAACTATTAAGGCGGACAAGCTATCTGGATTGAGGTTGGCGGACTTGGCAAATGTAATTGGAGAAGAAGTACTCGTGAAAGTTGTATATCACAAAGGCGCGGTGCCAGCAACAAATATATATGTTCCGGGAAGTATTTCTGGAGAAGATCCAAAATTTTTGGAAAAACACGTGAAAACAATAAGAACCAATATTAACGCGCTGGTTATAGAACTGGAGGATTGACATGAATTATCCAAAGGAAATCATGAGTAGAAAGGAACTCATCCAGCAGGGATACCCGCCGGAGTTTTTAAGAAGAGTCTGGAATACACCCGGTCAGCAGGTGGCGTTTTTGCTTAATCCTGCGAACCCACACAGTACTTTGATGTATCGCACTTCAGAATTAGAAAAATTCATCCAGAAAGAAATGAGGGCAGCAGAACGGGCAATGAAATTGCGAACAGGTGTGATTTGATGAAAAGGCTGACAGTAAAACAGATTGAGAAATTCATCCAAGCCCTGGAATCCACAGAAAGGGTTGGTTGGTATTCTGAGGAGCAAAAGTTGCACGCAATCGCCTGTTTAAACAATTACTGCAGGGAACTGGAGTATCAAGGAAGAAAATCCGTGAAATTAAAGGAGGAAGAACATGGAAATTAAAGGAACCTACCACTGCCAGACCACTCAGCAACCCAACACTTTAAATAGCTGGGATATCCGGTCAGTCTCTGTAGATCTGCCAGAAGAAGAGGATAAGCCTTACTGGATCAGAGCTGGTGCGATGGTGATCGGGTTTATCTTGGTGATGCTGGGATGGTATCTGGTGTTTGGGTATTAAAAAAGAGTGCTGTCACAGGGCGGCAACCCTCGAGCACTCAAGAAATTAAATCAGTTAAATTGTAGACGAAAAGGAGAGAAATGTAAATGAAAAAATTTGAATTAACCAGCGAATTTGTAACTTTTTTAGGAAAGAAGCTCTTTAGAATCAAGGCTCTTGTGTCGTTTGGTGACGTAAAAGAAGGAGAATTGGGTGGCCTTGTAGAGAAAGAAGAGAACCTTGATCAGTCCGGTAACGCTTGGGTATACGGTAACGCTCGGATATCCGGTGACGCTCGGGTATCCGGTGACGCTCAGGTATACGGTAACGCTCGGGTATCCGGTGACGCTCAGGTATCCGGTAACGCTTGGGTATCCGGTGACGCTCGGGTATCCGGTGACGCTCGGGTATCCGGTGACGCTCGGGTATCCGGTAACGCTCGGGTATCCGGTGACGCTTGGGTATCCGGTGACGCTCGGGTATCCGGTGACGCTCAGGTATCCGGTAACGCTTGGGTATCCGGTGACGCTTGGGTATCCGGTGACGCTTGGGTTCAAAACTGCCGTGATTATTCTGCTACAAGCTGCTTCGGATCGGAAAATAGGACGACAACATTTTTCCGCACGAAAGACGGCGGAATCAGCGTGAGATGTGGATGTTTTTATGGAACACTTAATGAATTTAGAGAAAAGGTGAAAGAACGACACGGAGACAGCCGACTGGCAAAGGAATATTTGATGCTGGCAGATTTGATGGAGTTTAGATTGTCCAAGGATGAGTAGGAGGATAAGCAATGGATAGAAAGAAAATGCATGAACTTTTAGACTTAATTCTTGAGATTCAAGAGCGTGGAGAAGGTAAGGATGGGTACCCTTTTGTAAACATTGAATTTTCAAACTACGGGAGCAGAATACTTTTGTGCGCACAAGAAAACGGATTTGTCGCGAATGGAGATTACGATTTGTTTGACGGGATTACAACAGATAAGCAACTAGATGATGCAATCGTTTTGGCAAAAGTATTACTGGAAAAAGCAGCAGATATGGCGGGCAAATAATATGTACAAACATACAGAAGAACTGGAAGAAATAACAGATCAAGAAGCGGCTGAAAAAGACAGATATTTTAGGGTACGCAAAAGGCACTATCAGAATTATTGTGATTTTATGGAGGAAATAACAAATGGCAACATTATACGAGATTGACGAAGAGATTTTGGATTGTGTAGATCAGGAAACGGGAGAGATTATCGACCCAGAAAAGCTGGCACAGTTGCAGATGGATTTTGACAAAAAGGTAGAGGGAATTGCTCTCTGGATCAAAAACCTCTTATCTGATGCAGAAGCAATCAAGGCAGAGAAAAATAAACTGGCTGACCGCCAGAAAACATGTGAAAACAAGGCGAGAAATCTAAAAGAATACCTGTCTGGTTACCTGTGTGGAGAGAAATTTAAAACAGCAAGAGTTAGTATCTCTTATCGAAAATCAGAGAGTGTAGAGGTGCAAGACATTTCAAAACTGGACAAGGAATACTTAAAATTTGCTGATCCTGAGGTTGATAAAACAAAGGTGAAAAAAACACTGAAAGACGGTGTTGAGTTATCCGGAGTTGTATTGATACAGAATAATAATATTCAGATTCGGTAGGTGCAAGCATGGGAAATTTGGATTTGTATAACAGGGTAAGAGTTGTTCCGGAAGAAGCGAAGAAGACAATCAAAGGCGGTCGCTTGAATGGAATGACGGATATTAACCCTATGTGGAGGATCAAAGTGCTTACAAGCGAATATGGTCCGTGTGGTATTGGCTGGTTTTACAAGCCTGTTAAGAAATGGACGGAACAGGCAGGAGGAGAAACAGTTGCATTTGTAGATATCGAACTGTTTGTAAAGGTAGATGGTGAGTGGTCGCAACCAATCTGCGGAACCGGGGGGAGTAAGCTATCGCAAAACGAAAGAAATGGTCTTTTTGTTTCCGATGAATGTTACAAAATGGCAACAACAGACGCTATTTCTGTAGCTTGCAAGCAACTTGGAATTGGAGCAGACGTGTACTTTGAGGCAGATAGAACTAAGTACGATTCTCCATTTGAAAGAGTGGAGCGAGTGCGAAACGAACTGAAAAAGCGCAGATGTTCAGAATCAAATTTTATGCAGGTATATAGGTTGGATAATATTGAACAGGTGACAGATAGCCAAATCAAAGATTTTATAGCGAGAATGGAGGCGGCAAAGCATGACAGTGTGGATCAGAAGTAGAGTGCAGATGCCGAACTACGTGAAAGAAAGTATTAGATCATTGGTAAAGTCGATTTGCGATAAAGATGTCGATGTGAGTATTGCTCTGCACAAAGAATCAAAAACAGATCAACAAAGAAAATACTTTTGGACGCTGGTAAAAGAACTCCGCAGCGTTATGAAAAACGGACAGACTGAAAACGATGTGTATTTGCATCTTTTAAGGATATACGGGACGTCAGATTTTATAAGCCTTCCGTCCGATCAGGTGCATCTTGCAAGAGCTTGTTACCGGATTGTAGAAGTACAGAACAAGAAAGAGTTCGTGAACAAGGAAAATGAGCGCATTACTGTTTGTACTTTGCGCTGTTGGAAAGGATTGAGCGAATACGATACCAACGAAGCTTGCATGTTGATAGATGGAGCGGTGGAAGAGTGCAAAAGTCTTGGTATTCCGACAGATACGCCGGATGAAATTCGCAAAATGAAAGAGTTGTGGGGGATTAAATTATAAGTATTGATTACAGCGATATGGCGTTCCCAAAGCCGAAGCGAAAGAAAAAGAAAAAAAGGTCATCAGAGGACGATTGGAAAACCAAAGGAGCTATGGAGCGTATTCACGGAGGACATGGATCACTGCATGTACACTGGAGCTTACGGAGTGGAGAGGCATCACATTTTCAGCCACACATCGAAAGAAATTGAGCTTTCGGAGGATTATGGTTTTATCGCTCCATTGAGACCAGACCTGCATCCAAACGGAACAAGGGCAGGGGAGAATGCATCAAAAGTTGACCGATACTTAAGAAAACGCTGCAAAGAGTATTATTTGCAGCACTACGGAACAGAAGAGCAGTTCCGGCAAGAATTTCACTATGTTAGTAAGGGTTAAACCTTTGCTATAAATTGTAACCCGTTCATGGCTGCTGTGTAGTACGTCACAAATACCTTAAGTAAGCCAGATTCATTGTCTCCCGGTAATTCCGGGAGCAGAAAGGAGAATAAATGGTAATTACAATTCCGGGCAAACCGGTTGGAAAAGCAAGACCGAGATTCCGCAGAGCCGGATTTAAAGTCATTACATATACGCCAGACGAAAGCAAAAAATACGAAAAGGAAGTTGCAAGGATTTACAAGCAGAGCATAGGCGTGCTTTACACGAACATCACTCTGAGAGTTCGAATTTTAGCGAAATTTCCGATTCCAGAGAGCTGGTCTAAGAAGAATAAGGATAGGGCTTTAAAAGGAGAAATAAAGCCGAATAAGAAGCCTGACTTAGACAACATTGCAAAAATCATTTTGGATGGACTGAATGGAGTTGCATATACGGATGATAAGCAGGTGACCAGTCTGGAGATTGAAAAGGTATATTCGGACACACCTTGCGTGGTGGTCTATATTGCGGAGGATGAGTGATGGCAGAAGTAAAGTGGATAAAGATAGCAACGGATATCTTTGATGATGAAAAGATATTGCTGATAGAGGCTTTGCCAGATGCTTATGCAATTATAACAGTCTGGTTCAAGCTACTATGCCTTGCCGGGAAAAAGAATAACGGTGGTGTATTCCTGATGAATGACAAGATTCACTACACAGACAAGATGCTGGCTACAATCTTTAGAATGAATGAATCCACTGTAAAGTTGGCTCTGAACGCGTTTGAGCAATTTAAAATGATTGAGATAGTGGAGGGAATAATCACGATCCCGAACTGGAATAAGCACCAGACATTGGATGCTTATGAACGGAAAAAAGAGCGTGACAGGCTGTACCAAGAGGAAAGAAGAGCCAAACAAAGAGCTTTGATCGAAAAATCGTCTGACAAGTCGTCTGAAAGAACGTCTGACGTCGCTGTTTCAGATATAGATAAAGAAGAAGATAAAGAAAAAGATAATAATATATATGTCCCGTACAAAGAGATCATAACTTACCTGAATGAAAAGACAGGCAAGAAACTAAGGTGGGATGTTAAGAGTAACCAGAAGGAAATAAAAGCCAGATTCAATGAAGGATACACTCTGGATGACTTTAAGACGGTGATTGATAAAAAATACCATGAGTGGGGCAGAAAGCCTACAAAAGAGGAATTACAGCGCGGAGTTAATGATATGAGGATATATCTAAGACCAAAAACCCTGTTCGGCAGTAATTTCGATGTTTATCTTAACCAAGAGCAGACGGAAAAAATGCCAGCAAAACCGCCAGTAAGCAGAAACTTAAATAACTTCGAACGCAGAGGATACGACATGGACTCTCTGGAAGAGCAGCTGTTGAATTCAAATTAAGGAGGAATTATGGAACCAAAGAAAGTAACGATAAATTACGCTCTGCTCTGTAAGGAACTAGAAAAGCAGGGCAAGACGAAAGAGAAATTCTCGGCAGAACTCGGGAGAAGCAAGTCTTTTGTCTGCAATATGGCAAAGAACCCGGAACAGACAGAAGATTTTGAAAGAACCATGTGCTTGCTTCTCGGACTTGAACCGGGAAGTCTGGTGAAAGAGCCAGAAAAGAAAGGGATGACCGCAGCACAGGCTCTTACAGTAATCAGAGATGAGATTTTAGAGAATCGCAGAATCATGCAGGAGAATTTTGAGAAAATCTGGAACAAGCTGAACACCAACACTGTCCAACTGGAAAAGATTAAGGACAAGGTCAACGAGGTATCTAAGACCGATTATGACAAGGCGGTGGAATGGTTAAAAGATAAAATGGCAGGTGGGCGATATGACGGAGCGAAGCTGCTCATGGAGTCGGATGCCGCGGGAATCAAACGGTCAGATGTCATGAAAGCGAGAAACGAGTTGAAAATAAAGATACAGACAACCGGATATGGAAAGAACGCGAAAGCATGGTGGAGCTTAGAAAGGGAGTAAACATGAACAGAAAAAGATACGGCTTTAGAGTCTACAGGAAACAGCCTATCGGATTGAGACACGGAAATATGGATTTGTTTACGCGCGGCATCACAAAGCGGAAGAGAAAGAATAGGGTGAGAGGGAAATGACGAACAATGATCATTTGAACAACATAACAGGAGAAATTGATACACCAGAAATCTCCGCAGTCAAGATGATACTTACAAGAATAGATGAGGATTTAGAAAACGATCTGTACGAAGAAAACCGTGATAAATACCTGAATTTGTACAAGAGCCAAAAAGAGTGGCTGGAAAGAGAGGTTGAAAATGAGTAGACCAGCACACTTTCTGGATCCGTACAAATTCCAGATCGAAGAGATGGTAAAACTCGGATGCACGGATGAGCATATCTGCAGAGTGCTTGAGGATATTACCGGAAAAGAAGTGAAAAAGAGGGTAATAGCAAACAAGAGGATGTGGTTAAGAAAGATGGAAAATAAAAGAAAACAATACGAACCGTACAAGGGAGAAATTAAGTACATGATCGAATACGGACTTACGATCCAGAACATCTATGCAGCAATAAGCGAAGAGAGCGGAATCGATGCAAGTATTGAAACGTTCAAAAACTTTTTAAAAGACAATGATATGCTGCCTGAGTCAAAGAAACAGGAAGCTTCGGTCAAGGATATCTTTGGAAACATTGCAAATTACATGGAGTTTCACGAGGGCTGGGTGCGGACCAGTTGTAAGCTCAATAGGGCGGTGTCGAATCCAAACCGGATATTAATGCGGAGGTATTTACAGTAGGTTAAAAAATAAGCGAAAAATAGAAAGGAGCCAGCCTCCGGCCGGGGCAAGGGTATACCGGGCTTCTGAGGAAAAATGAAATTTATAGATTTTTTTGCCGGAATAGGCGGATTTAGAAGAGGGCTTGAGCTTGCTGGACATGAGTGTGTTGGATTTTGTGAGTGGGATAAGTACGCAACTGCAAGCTATACATCCATGCATTTAATCACAGATAAACAAAGAGCATATTTAAACACTCTAACACTCAAGCAAAGACAAAAGGAGATTTTGAAAGATGAATACAGAAACGGAGAATGGTACTCAAGTGACATTAGAACAGTGGATGCCAGGAGCTTGCCCGAAGCAGACTGTTGGACATTCGGCGCACCCTGCCAAGATTTCAGTGTTGCCGGAAAGAGAGCAGGACTTGACGGAGACAGATCGAGCCTTGTACGAGAAATTTTTAGACTGTTGGAAGAACAAGAAGAAAAAAACAGACCTGAATGGATTATCTATGAGAATGTTAAGGGAATGCTTTCTAGCAACCGAGGACTCGACTATCTGTCAATCCTCTCTGAAATGGACAGACTCGGGTACGATATCGAATGGCAGAATATTAACAGTAAATGGTTCGTGCCACAAAACCGGGAGCGCATTTACACTATCGGACATCTTAGAAGATATGGTTACAAAAAAATACTTCCTGTCACGGGAACAGATGGAGAAAATAGTGTTTCAATAATCGCTCATAGAGATGGATACAGAAGAAATACACAGACTTTTTCTCCAGGCGGAATAACAGAAACCCTCGATACGGGACAAGGCGGAGGAAGAGGACACCATGTTGGAATTCCTTGTTTTTGCGACATGAACTATAAGGCAGGTTTAAAAACAACAGATAGCGCCAGAGCAATGCAAGCAAGATACAATAAAGGTGTATGTAATAGATCGGGAGAAGTTTCTGGTGTCGTAATTCCTGTTCTCACGCCAGTTAGAGCAGAGAAGCGACAGAACGGACGAAGATTCAAAGAAAATGGAGATCCGATGTTTACATTAACTTCTCAAGATAGACACGGAATAGCAATCAATGTAAAAGAAGCTACAAAGCAAGGATACGATGTAGCACATGAAGGTGACAGCATTAATCTTTCTATTCCTGATAGCAAGACAAGAAGAGGAAGAGTCTGGAAACAATTAGCAAATACGCTAGATACAAGCTGTAACCAAGGTATTTTTGTTCAGGTGGAAAATGAATTAACAGTGTATGCTATTTGGTATGAAAAATACAAATGTTACATAGCAATCAGAAAATTGACTCCAAAAGAGTGCTTTAGACTACAAGGGTGGACGGATGATTATTTTGAGAAGGCTAAGTTTGTAAATTCGGACAGTCAACTTTACAAACAGGCTGGAAATGGAGTTACGGTAAATGTTGTAAGAGCAATTGGAGATAAAATGACGATTATGAGGAATGACTAATGCCAAAAACAGAAGAAACATGGAGTGTTGATCAGCACATTATAATATGCCATTTTCAGAAAAATAAATAGTGCAGAAATAATACGGGGATCTTCCATCCCCGAACCCCTGGAATCCTTGTTATAACAGTAATAGAAAAAATTATTACCGTTATAACAAGGCTAAAAATGGGATATTTTAATTTTCCGAATTCTGCAAATTATGGCATCAAATAAAATGCGTTGTAACAAAAAGAGCATTCTTCAATAATAGGAGCTGCTAGAGAATTAAATATATCTGACGGGAATATTGGAGATTGTTTAAAAGGGAGAACTAAAACAGCTGGAGGATATGTATGGAAATACGCAATATAGTTTTTAAAGCAAAGAGAATAGATAATGGAGAATGGGTGGAAGGAGATTTAGAGCATACGAAATATGATGATGTAATCTGGATTGTAGATGTGCGTGGAGAAAAGTGTTATAGATGCGATTCAGACACCATATGCCAATACACAGGACTTACCGACAAGAACGGCGAGAAGATTTGGGAGAATGATATTGTTGAATGTAATAAAAGAAAAGAAGAATGTGGATTATATAAAGTCATTTGGAGAAAAGAGTATGCTGATTTTGGGGTTGTGCCTATAAGCAATACATGCATAGGACAATATCCAATAGGGTTTAGCTACGGAAAGACATTACATGGGAGAGATTATAAATCGGTCGGAAACATTTTTGATAATCCAGAGTTGTTGGAGGTGGAATAATGAAAAAAGAGTGCATAAAATGCAAATATTATAAAAACTACTATAAATCAACAGAATGTTATTGTGAAAAAGGTTATTGCGTTATGGATAAGAAATATAGGAGACGGAGTAAATGAACGTACTAGAGAAGATTTTAGAAGAGATTGAAGAACGTGTGAACATGGTTAAAAACATTCCAGTCAATGAAGATGATGATTTTCTGGATGGTGAGGAATGTTATGAAGCCGGAAGAATACAAGGTCGATATGAAGAGCTAGTATGGTGCAGAAATATAATTCGTTCCCACATGGACGAAGTTCTGGATAATAATGACGGTTGGATCCCGGTGGGAGAGAGGCTGCCGGAGGATGGAAAAGAAGTTTTATGCACAGATGGGAAATACATCTATTTAGTAGAGTATGATGCGGACTTAGACGCAGCGTTCGGAGAAGTGGATGGAATTATAGAATGGCAGCCACTTCCAAAACCATACAAGGAGGAATAACATGGACATTTTATTTTGACCCTTTACTACATATTGGGACTGGGAACCGTGATTACTTTAAAGACAGGATTGGAAGAGGATGTAAAACTAGAAGGTGCGGATTACCTGATGGCTGCGGGATTCCCGATACTGTTATTTGTGGTGTTTTTGGATTGGATTGTGCGAAAGATAGTGAGGTAGGAAGATGAAAAAGTTTAAATGGAAAGAATTTAAAAATAAATACAATAAGATTGCGGTGTACTGTAAGACTGAGGAGGAAGCGAAAGACTTCTGCAAGCAGATGCACAAACATAGGATGAAGTGGTGTAACGGAAAAAGTTATTTGAAAAATACAAATTATATGCGCAACGAAGGAACGTGTTATTACGGAAGCGGAGAATATTCGACTCGTGATTTTGCGGAAAAGTACAATTATAAAATCTTAGAATGGAGTGATTACATGGACAAAGAATTTACCAAGGCAGATCTGAAAGATGGGATGGTAGTTGAACAGAGAGATGGGAATATGTATCTTGTATTGGCTGGGAAGACAGTAAGAAAAGGCGGATACAATCGTATAGACGGTTACACTGATGACTTGAAACGGGAAAGTCGTACAGGTTATACAGGAGGAGACATCGTTAAAGTCTATAGAATTACTCCGGAATCACTCGGATGCATAGAAGATGTGTTTATTAAAAGCAACCTTGAACTCATTTGGGAACGCACCGAATCGAAGAAAATGACAGTGGAAGAAATGCGACAGAAGTTGGAAGAGCTGACAGGAGAGGAAATTGAGGTGATGCAGGAATGACAAGAGATACTATGAAACGCAGAAGGGAGACAGTAGACCCCGTGAGAAAGATAGAAGCATACAAGATGGCAACGAGAAAGCCCTGTGAGACAGCTTTAAAGCAACAGGAGCATAAAGCCTTTGCCTGTGACTTTAAAGGCGGCGAGAGGGCAAATAAGGACGCTGTGGAGTACATAGCAGAGAAATACAACATAAAAGAGCGGATCCCGGGAGGTGATTGAATTGGACAAGAAAACACTGAAAAAGTATAAGCCAAACAAAGATAGACTTATCCGGATTGAGAACCAGATACAAGAACTTTGCGAACGGGAACCAACTGTTGTTATGGGGAAAGTAACAGGATCCAGCGCAGATTTTCCGTACACCGAAGTGAGAACGTCTGTACAAATGTATGACCCTTACGAAGACGAGAATGTAAGACAGCAGATTAGGCGAAAAGAAGCGGACAGGCTGCGGATCCTGAAAGAGCAAGAAGAAGTCGAAGACTACATAAATGGGATTGATGATCCGGAGATTAAAGAGATATTTGAGTTGCACTATCTTGAGGGGAAAACCCAGCAAAAAGTCGCAGATGAAATTGGATATACCCAGGCGCGAGTATCGCAGATTATAAGCGCACAGCTTAAAGATTTATAGCATTTATATTTTACTTATGCTATAATTATTCTAGAACGATTGTATATTGTTCTAAAACAATCTTTCCAAACATTCGGAACACCGCCGGACTTCTCCCCTTTCTTGTCTGGCGGTGTTTTTACGCCGTGGTCAGTTGGGACAAGCGGGTTCGATCCCTGCACACGGTTTAGTAGCATATCACGGTAAATATTAAAAATCCGGAATGCCGTGGAAGTGCTACGGAGTGATATCACAAAACGCAGATATCCGCAGATCTGCCAGAACAACAAACAAAAATAGATTCAGCAATCTATATTTAGTGTAATCAGCGTACCCGAGTGCGGATAGGGTAAAGGATGTCAATAAAGGGCATCCTATGGGTGTATAGCTCAGTAGGTAGAGCAATCGGCTGTTAACCGATGTGTCGTAGGTTCGAGTCCTGCTATACCCGCTGTGGACTACTTCAAGTTCCCTCCTTTTTTATAAATTTTGATTGTGTACTTGGTTATTTTGGTTTTTGTTGGCATTTGTAATTCTTTCGAGCAGTAGTCCTGAATTCTTGGCATCCAGAGATGGGTGCTTTTATTATGTTTTAAAGGTGGTGGGTCGGATGGCAAAAGGTAAATATCAGGAATGGCTAGAGCCGGAAGGCTTGCTAAAGATAGAGGGATGGGCGAGAGACGGTCTGACGGATGAACAGATTGCAGATAATATCGGGATTTCCAGAAGCACATTAAATAGCTGGAAAGACAAGTATTCGGACATTTCGGACACCCTAAAAAGAGGGAAAGAGGTCGTTGATCGTCAAGTCGAGAATGCTCTGTTAAAACGTGCGCTCGGATATGAGTACACGGAAACAACCAGAGAATACATACCGGAACTTGATGAGATGAAAACTACGAAAAAGGTCACAAAGCAAGTAGTACCAGACACAACAGCCCAGATCTTTTGGCTGAAGAACCGGAAACCAGACAAGTGGAGAGATAAGCAGGAATACGAGGACAGAACAGCAATTGAAAAGCTTGATGAAATCTTGAAAGGATTGCATGACAATGCAGCTAAGCAAAAAACAGAATGAATACATCATAAACGCAACTCATAGATGGAATATCAAGTCCGGAGCGGTTCGTTCTGGAAAGTCTTTTGTAGACACTGCTTATATCGTGCCTAAAAGAATCCGAGAGAGAGCTGGACTTCCCGGCTTAAATGTAATCATGGGTGTCTCCAAAGAATCCATAGAGCGAAACGTACTCCAACCGATGAGAGAGATCTATACCAGTGATCTAATCGGGAACATTAACAACCGGAATGTGGCAAGAGTATGCGGAGAGGATGTTTATTGTCTCGGTGCAGAAAAGGTCAGTCAGGTCGCGAAGATACAGGGAGCGTCCATTAAGTACTGTTACGGCGATGAGATAGCAAAATGGAACAAAGAGGTGTTCCAGATGCTTAAATCCCGTCTCGATAAGACGTATTCCTGTTTTGATGGAGCTTGCAACCCGGAGAATCCGACACATTGGCTAAAAGAATTTCTCGACAATAAAAAATTAGATATCTATTTGCAGAGATACACGATTTTCGACAATCCGTTTCTGGATCCAGATTTCGTGGAGAAGCTCTGCATCGAATATGACGGTACCGTTTATTATGACCGGTTGATTCTTGGTCTATGGAAACGAGCAGAGGGAGCGATTTACCGCAAATTTGCAGATCATCCGAAAGATTTTGTCAAAGAGCCGACTGCATCCGATCTGACAGAGATTGTCATTGGCGTGGACTTTGGTGGTAATAAGTCTGGTCATTCTTTCGTGGCAAGAGGGTATGACCGAGACAATAATGTATACGGATTGAAGAGTATCCGATACATGAATACGGACACGAAAAGGTTTAAAGAGGGAATTGATTCAAACATTCTGAATGATCTTCTTATTCAATTTGTTGATGAGGTGCAAGAAAAGTATGGAAAGGTTGATTTTATTTACTGGGATAACGCGGAGACTACGCTCGGCCAGAGTATACGGAATGCCATGATGAAAGCGCATCCGAATGTAATTGTGAGACCGGCTAAGAAAATTAGGATAAAAGACCGGATTGAGTGCGTCTTAAAGCTCATGGGAGCTGGGCGCTTTTTTATTACAGAGGATTGCGAAACATTATCGATAGCATTACAAGAAGCGGTGTGGGATGAAAAAGCATTAAAAGACGATCGTCTGGATGACGGAAGTAGTGATATTGATACACTGGATGCATTTGAGTACACGATAGAACGCGACATTAAAATGCTGACAGAGTGAGGTGCAAGATGTTTAAGTTTATTAACAAGGTTATTACAGGAGTGTTTAACATGATAAGCAGAACCACGATGAAGCAGGTGTTGAGAGAATCTCCTGCAATTACAAGCACAATGGTGCAGAAAATAAATGAATGGAACAGCATGCTCTCTGGGAATGCAGACTGGTGCAAGGATTATGTGAAGTCCCTGAGGATTGAACAGGGGATATGTAGAGAGTTTGCAGATGTTGTGCTGTCGGAAATGGAAATAAAAATATCGAACGATAAGCTCTTAAAACTGTTTGAGAAAACCACAGAGAGCCTGAATGAGAATCTACAGGACGGTCTTGGACTTGGTTCGTTCTGCCTAAAACCCCTTGGAAATGAACAGGCAGAGTTCGTGACAGCAGATAAGTTCATCCCGGTGAGCTTTGGAAATGATGAGAAGCCGAACGATATAGTCTTTCTGGACTTCCGAGACATAGACGATGCAAAGTATTATGTTCGCCTGGAGCGGCACAGTATCAAAAACGGATTCCTCGAGATCACAAACGAAGCCTATTGCTCATCCACAAGATATGGATTTGACCGGAAAATCTCTCTGGAAAGCTTAGAAGCATGGGCTGGACTGCCGGAGCATGTAGCGTATCCGGGAGTAAGGGAGATGGATTTTGGGTACTACAGAAATCCGATAAAAAACAGGGTTGACGACACGCCATGCGGTGTGTCTATTTTTGATTCCGCGATCAACCTTATTGAGAGAGCTGATGTGCAGGGAGCAAGGATAGACTGGGAATTTGAATCCGGAGAGAGGGCAATCCACGTGGACGCTGCAGCCATTAAGAGAGAGCCAGATGGACGGAATGGAGTATCTAAGCTAAGCAAGCGCTTATATGTTGGAATCGACAGCGAGGAAGGGTTTTACAAAGAGTTCTCGCCGGAATTCCGGGAAGAGAATCTAATAAACGGTCTAGATAACTACCTCAGACAGATCGAGCTTGTAGTCGGACTTGCATTCGGAGATTTAAGCAATCCGCAGAGCATCGACAAGACAGCCACAGAAGTAAAAGTATCCAAAAACCGGAAGTACAACCGAGTAAAGGCGATTCAAGATAATTTAAGGGACTGCTTAGAGGATTTTGTAAGAGGTATGGCGTTCCACGAGGGGATGCTTCATTCCGGATATGAGTTTATCTGCAGTTTTAAAGATTCGATCCTGACAGACGAGGAAACGGACAGACAACTGATGCTAAATGAGATAGCAGCCGGAATCAGATCACACTGGGAGTACAGGGTTCGATTCCTCGGGGAGGATGAAGAAACTGCAAAAGCGAATGTGCCGGATCAAGGTGGAGTAATGGAGTGATAGGTAATGGATAAGCCAGATGTCGTAAAAACGTCTCTCAGAATGGAATCTATCTGGATGGATGCTGAGAACCGGATCATACAGGATATCGTTCGCAGGATACGCAAGACCGGAAAGATCACATCCACTGCAGATTACCAGATTAACAGACTGGTAGAGATGGGGAAGAGCACCGAAGAGGTGGAAAAAATCCTAAAAGATGCTCTGAAAGCTACGTACCCGGAGATGTTTAAACTTTATGACGATATAGCAGAGTGGCAGTACGTGCGAGATAAAAGCATATATGAGCAGGTTAATAGAGAATTTATACCAGCAGAGGAAAATGAACAGCTCAAGCAGGTGTCACAGGCTGTCAGAAAGCAGACACAGGACGAGTTGCATAACCTTGCAAGGTCTTATGGATTCTCGGTCTTAATGGGTAATCGTCGCGTATTTATGCCGTTTTCGGAGTATTACCAGCGATATGTCGATATGGCAATCACAGACGTGATAAGCGGTGCCTTTGATTACAACACGGTCATCCGTAGAGTTGTCACACAGATGACGAACAGTGGGTTAAGAACCGTGGACTACGCTACAGGATACAGCAACAGAGTACATGTGGCAGTGCGAAGAAGCGTATTGACTGGAGTATCGCAGATCACAGGAGAAATGAACAGGATCAATGCTGACAAGCTTGGCACGAATTATTACGAGGTAGACTGGCATCCAGGAGCCAGACCGGAACACCGCAAGTGGCAAGGAAAAGTGTACAGCAAAGAAGAACTGGTGTCTGTATGCGGTCTTGGAACTGCTACTGGTCTACAAGGAGCTAACTGCTACCATGACTATTACCCATTTGTAAAAGGCGTGTCTGAGCGGCAGTGGTCGGACGAATGGCTAAGAAAGCAGAATGCCATAGAAAGCAAGATAAAGCGGTGGCAAGGAAAAGAGCTGGATGTCTATGGAATCACACAGCAACAGCGAAGAATGGAAACCGCAATGAGAGCGCAGCGGTCTAAAATCGTGGCACTAAAGACTGCCAGAGCGGATGCGGATCAGATCTTAAACATGCGAGTGAAATACAGAGCACAGCTGTACGAGTACACCAAATTCTGCCGGCAAATGGGCGTAGAGCAACAAAGAGAACGGATATACATGGATATGTTAGGGAGAGTCGCATAGGCGGCTCTTTTATTTTGTCCTGCCAAATGACGAGAAACTGGGTACTTACTTGAGACATGTGGTGCGACCACGAGAAAAAGCGAAGCGAAAGGAAGATGAAGCATGAAAAGAGAGTTTTTAGAAGAAATGGGATTGGAAAAAGAACAGATTGACAAGATTCTGGATGCCAATTCCGCAGATGTCGGAAAAGCAAGAAGAGATTACGACAACATCAAATCTGAGCTTGATACGACAAAACAGCAGCTTGCAGACGCAAACACGGCTATCGAGGGGTTCGGAGATTACGAAGAAATTAAAGGACAGGTGGCTGATTACAAGCAGAAGTATGAAGCATCAGAGGCGGAGAAAGTGCAGATCAAACAGGATTATGAGTTTAATGGAAAACTTGAATCCGCAGCGAAAAAGCATGGTGCGAGAGCGTTAAAAGCAGTGCTCCCGTTTCTGAAAACAGATGATCTAAAAGCGTCTAAAAATCAAGATACAGACATCGAGAACGCTTTTAAAGAGCTGAAAGAGAACGAAGAAAGCAAGTTTCTATTTGCAGACGATGAACCAATTAAGAATCCGGTTCTTGGCGGCGGAGCAGAGAAACCGGGTGCTTTTGATGCGGTAGCAGCTGCTATGGGACTCACAGAAAAAGATTTTAAATGATAAGGAGATAAGATATGGCAAATTCAATTACGCTTAGAAAACAGTATTCCACAATGCTCGACCTCGTGTACAAGAAAAGCTCACTCACATCCGTTTTGGATGGTCCGAGTGATCTGATCCGCGAGGGAGCAAACGCGAATGAGATTTTAATTCCAAAAATGTCCATGCAGGGACTTGCAAATTATGACAAGTCTGCTGGATATGTAAATGGTGATGTAACTCTCGATTACGAGACTGTTAAATGTACCTATGACAGAGGACGTAAATTTAACGTTGATGCTATGGATAACATCGAGAGTGCTGGTGTTGCATTCGGACGTCTGGCTGGAGAATTTATCCGTACACAGGTAGTTCCAGAGCTGGACGCATGGAGATTTTCACAGTACGCACAGATTTCCGGTATTACATCTGCAAACGGCGCACTTGCAGATGGCAAAGCCACTCTCGCAGCATTAAGAGCAGCGAGAAACGCGATCGAAGATGCAGAGGGAGATGTATCTACATGCTATCTGTTTATTAACCCGGCTCTTGTAGGCATGGTTGAAGATCTGGATACGACAGCATCTAAGAGAGCACTGGATGGATGGGCTGGCATTATTAGAGTTCCATCCGCAAGATTCTACACAAAAATCGATCTGACCGCAAACGGTGCCGGTGGTTTTGTGAGGAACACACAGGGTAAAGCGATTAACTTTATGGCGATTGACAGAAACGCTGCTATCCAGTACCAGAAACACACTGTTCCGAAGATTATTTCTCCGGATCAGAACCAGTCTGCTGATGCTTATATGTACGCATACAGAACGGTTGGAATGTGCGATGCATACAAAAACAAGCTGAAAGGAATCTACTGCCACCACGTGGGGGAATAATTCCCTCTGACGATGTAGCCTTAGTTGGCAGAGGGAAAGTCGGAAAGGCAAAAGTAGGAAAAGCAAAATAGTATAATGGAGGTATTCAAAATGGCATACGAACCAACTACATGGAATAATGATGACGTTATTACAGCAGAGAAACTGAATAAGTTAGAGCAGGGCGTGAAGAACGAGCAGGTTGGGCCAGCAGGGCCAGCAGGGCCAGCAGGGCCAGCAGGGCCAAAAGGCGATCAGGGTGCGCAGGGACCAAGTTACATTCTTCCAGCGGCAAGCAAAACAACACTGGGCGGTGTGAAACAGGCTGCGCTTGTAGCAGAAGCGGCAGGAGAGAATGTAACAAAGGCGGAATTCAAAGCTCTTCTTGATGCATTAAAGGCAGCCGGACAGATGGCAAGAGAGTAAAAGGAGCACCTATGTTAGTAGACTACAGTTACTACATTGAGGATTTCGGGGGAGAGAAAATCTCCTCTGAGTCCGATTTTAAAAGAATCAGAAATTTGGCAGAAACGCATCTTTGCAACTTTACGTTTAACAGAATTAAAAATGATGTAGAGAATGAGCATTTGATTAAATCGTGTATTTGTGAAATGTGCGATACAATCTATGACATGACCTTAAAAGACGGCGGAAAAGTTAAAAAGTCCGAAAATACAGACGGGTACTCTGTGTCTTATGTAACAGAGCGTATTGACGGACAGGACACAGAAAAAGCGCTTGAGAATAAGCTGTACCGGATTGCGAAAGTCTATCTCGGTAATACTGGCTTACTGTATCGCGGAGTATGCTAATAAATTCAGACGCCACCCTGTACAGCCGGAAGTATAACCCGTCTACTCGGCTGGATGAGTGGGAACGAACCTACATCCCGGAAGTGTGGTGGTACAAAAACGAAAAGTCGCAGATCACGACAGATGGATTAAAGCAAGCAGACACCTACACCGTCAGAATCCCGGACACGAGCGTGGCTGTCAAAAAAGATGATTATCTTGTAAAAGGAGATTGTAAGGTTGACATGCAGACCATCAAGGATTTGGATGGGCTGGATAAGACCAGAGTCACATCTGCAAACTACAATACTTTTGGCGGCAATCCGCATATTAAGGTGGTGGGAATATAATGGCAAAAGGAAAGAAAAAATTCCAGATTGAGACGCCGAGAGGTAAGATATCAACTTACACGATTTCCAAGGGAAATTTGAAAGGAAGGACAATAGCGAGACTCGACTGGAATCCGAACTTTAGACCGAATATGGAATCCGGTTTCGCAAACGCACAGGAGTTTGTTGATTCTGAGTGCATCCGGCGTATGAACCCGGAGACTCCAAGACGGACAGGAGCACTGGCTAAGTCACCGACTCTTGGCAGCGTGATCGGCAGTGGTGAAATCGACCAGATTGCGCCTTATGCACGTAGACAGTATTACGAGCATAAGGAAAAATCACGATGGTTCGAACGCATGAAGAACCGGCACAAGGACTCTATCTTGAAAGGAGCTGCGAACTATGTCAAATCTCACTGACAGTGTCAGATCGTACATCCTCATGTGCCCGTTTTTAAGTGATGGGCGTGTAAATGTGGACTATATCGGAACAGATATGGGATATTCAATCGACCCTCTTCCGTGTGATCCAATTATCCAGAGATATATGGATGGTGGAGCAAAAAAGCAGTTCCAGTTTGCATTTACAAGCCAAGAGGAATACGATCAGGACGCAAGGATAAATATTGAGAACAGCGGATTCTTCCAAAGTTTTGAGGAATGGCTGGAACAGCAGAGTTTTAATGGCAATCTGCCGGAACTCGGAGAAAAGAAGAATCCAATATCGATCGAAACTTTAAACAGCGGCTATCTGTACGATATGAATGGTGAAAATGCCAAGTATCGCATAGAGTGCCGCTTAATTTATGCACAGGAGGTATAAATATGGCAGAGAAAAAGTCTGAATTAGTTGGACGCCACAAACGGGTGGCATACATGAACACGGACGCTACCGGAAGTTCGCCAAAATTCGAACGCATGATGAATTTTACAACCATGACAAATGGGAAAAACCCAAAAGAGTATTCCAGGCAGTACGTGGATGAAATCGCGGAGCGTGCGGACGTTGTAGGGTACGCGCCGGCAATCGAATATTCGTTTGACCGGTACACAAATAACCCGGTACACGAAAAAATCGCAACAATCCACGATGGTGAAAAACTTGGAGATGACGCACATGTAGAGGTTGTAGTTGTCGATTTCTTCAAGAAAAGTGACAAGGGCGATAAGTGTTACGCTACAAAAAGAACCTATGCGGTTATCCCGGATTCTGACGGAGATGGAACGGATGCGCTTGTGTATAGCGGATCTCTTAAATCTGTGTCCGACATCGAGGAAGGATACGTTACAGAAACCGATTTTACAAGCAAGACGGTTACTTACACAAAAGGTGATTACGCAGCAACTGACTGAAAGAAAAGGAGAGCGAGCCAATGAGCCAGTGGAAATGGAATGACGTAGAGCTTGAAATCGATATGGACGATGTAGAGTTTTTGGAAAGGTATGAAAAGGTATTTGAAAACATCGAGCCGAGGGAGAAGAATCTTGAAAAGGTTGGAAAAATATCTGAAATAACCAGAGAATATTGTTTGCTGTTTTATGATATTTTTGACGGAATTTTCGGAGAAGGTACTTCTGAAAAACTTTTTGATGGGAAAATGAATTTGAGAGTTTGCGAAGAGTGCTATGATTCGTTCATTGCTGTATGTGAAAAAGAAATCAATGCCGTAAACAAAAGAAGAAATTCTGTTGTTAGCAAATATGCTCCGAATAGAGCTCAGAGACGTGCAAAGAAATAACATGAATTTTTTCTATGAAGAGTTACCAAACACGGTAAATGTGAAAGGTGAAAACATCAAGATCATTACGGATTTCCGTGAATACATCAGACTTTTGGATATGTTAAAAGACCAAGAGCTTGATGCTCTTCAAAAATTTGCAATCATACAGCAGTATTTTCTTGATGACATAGTCGCAGACGAAGAAGCTATAAGTGCATTGTCCTGCTTTATAACGATGGATGCAAATTGCGTAGAGGCTGCGGAGACAGGTGATTGTGGGAGACCACAAGAAAAGCCGAAGAAAAATTTGTTCTCGTACTCCATTGATTATCCATATATATTATCCGGCTTTCTCAGAGATTATGGGATTGATTTAATCGACATTAAATATATGCACTGGTGGAAATTCCGGATGCTTTTCGATGGTCTGTCTGACGATACGGAAATCAAGCAGCGAATAATGTACCGCAGCGTTGATTTATCGGAAATCAAAGACAAAGAAGAGAGAAAACGAATTAAAAAGATCCAGAAATCAATTCAATTGCCATCTGAGAGTCTGACGGATTATGATATCGGAAACGCTTTCATGTGAGGTGATGAAGATGGACAAAATAAAGAAACCGCCACTGATAAGAAAGTGGTATAGATGTCCGGTGTGCGGGTGCAAACTCTTGATTTATGATAATACAACTGTCTGTACCAATGTATTTATTAAGTGCCGGACATGTAAAAAAGAAGTAGAGATTAAGATTTAAGCACTTTAAATTGAGCCATTGAGCCTGTGCTATCCATAAAGGAGGGATAGTATGGGTTATGATGGCTCATTAAAATTTAATACAGAAATAAGCGAATCTGGATTTAATTCAGGAATTTCCAAACTTGGCAGTGTCGCAAGTGGTGGATTGAAAGTGATTGCCGGATCAGTAGCTGGCGTTGCTGCAGCATTTGGGGCAGTGTCTAAAATGTCTCTTGATTCTGTTGCAAGCTTGGAGCAAAACATAGGCGGCGTTGAGACGCTATTTAAAGATAGCGCACAGACAGTGATTGATAACGCGAACAATGCGTATAAGACAGCTGGTGTATCCGCAAATAAGTACATGGAGACTGTGACAAGCTTTTCTGCATCACTTTTACAGGGGCTTGGGAATAACACCGCAGAAGCTGCTAAAATAGCAGATATGGCAATGGTAGACATGTCTGACAATGCGAATAAATTTGGATCCAACATGACAGATATCCAAAACGCTTATCAGGGATTTGCGAAGCAGAACTACACAATGTTGGATAACCTGAAACTTGGATATGGTGGAACGCAGGCTGAAATGATCCGCTTGATTAACGACAGCGGCATTCTCAACGAAAAAATAGAGAATCTTGACAATGTGTCGTTCGACCAGATCATTCAGGCAATCCACAAGATTCAAGAAAATATGGGTATTGCCGGAACGACAAGCGCAGAAGCATTGACTACTATAGAGGGTTCTGTGCAATCCGCAAAAGCAGCGTTTGATAACTTTTTGAATGGTTCAAGTTCACCTCAGGAGTTGGCAGATGCTGTAAAGGCGGCGGCTGAAAATATAACGAACAATTTAATGCAGATTGTTCCAAGACTTGCAAAAGAACTTCCAGAGGTTGGAAACCTGTTGATGGAAAGTCTTTCACAGTCGCTTAATTCCGGAAAACTCGGAGAAATGATGCAGATAGGCGGGCAAGTCATTTCGAATATCACAACCGGAATCATTCAGTCGTTGCCTGGAATCGTAACTGCGTCAGCGCAAATCATAAGTTCGTTTGCAGAAAATATCAGCACAAGTATACCGCAACTGTTGTCGTCTGGGATCCAGATCATACAGGCAATAATAGACGGGATGATGCAGGTATTACCATCTGTTGGATTGCTTATAACTCAACTTATTACAACCCTATACGAGCAGATAACATCTCAGGGGCCAGGTTTGTTGCAGCAAGGCTATGAATTGTTGAACAATCTGATTGACGGATTTGTAAAGGCAATCCCAGAAGCGCTGCCGAAAGTGCTTGATTTTATACAAGGAATCGGAGAAAAGCTTGCAGAAGCTGCACCTGTAATGATTCAAAAAGGTTTTGAGTTGCTACAGAAATTGGTCGAGGGAATCGTGACCGCAATACCGATATTGATTGAGCGAGTCCCAGAGATTATCTCTACATTCGCAAACATTATTAACGACAATTTCCCAACGATTTTAATGAAGGGCGCGGAATTGCTTGGGCAGTTGGCACTCGGGCTTATTCAGGCAATACCAACTCTGATTGCAAATATTCCCCAGATCATAGCAGCTATTGTCGACGTGCTGATGGCGTTCCAGTGGTTAAGCCTTGGCAAGAGCATAATTAAGTTCTTGGGTGATGGCATTACGTCTATGGTCGGATTTGTAAAAACAGCCGGGACTAATATATTAAACGGAATTAAAGGTTCTATTCAGAATCTGCCTTCAACGCTTGCTAATATAGGAAAGTCTGCAATTCACAATCTCGGGAGCACAATAAGCGGCATGGTGTCTTATGTGAAAACCGCCGCTCTAAAAATCGCGTCCGGAATTGAAACGGCAATACTGACGCTGCCTGGTAAGATGGCATCAATTGGCAGCAATATTGTACAGGGACTGTGGAACGGAATATCCAACATGACTGGTTGGATTATTGACAAGATTGGAGGATTCGCAAGCAGTGTTGTTTCGTCCATCAAAGATTTCTTTGGTATACATTCCCCATCCAGAGTTATGCGAGACCAAGTCGGGAAATACCTTGCAATGGGTGTAGGCACTGGATACGAAAAGTATATGCCGTACAAAGAGATGAAAAAAGTATCCGGTAAGGTGGTGTCTCAGTTGTCCGCATCTGTGAGCGGTATAACATTATCAGTGCCGGAAAGCGCTGGAAGTCAAACTTATCAGAAAAGCGTTGGAATCCGGAAGTCTGAAAATAATAACGAGATACTCTATGCAGTAGACCGTCTATCCAGACTTGCAAACAGGCCACTCGAGATCATCAACAAGATTGACTCTGTAGAGACATCCAGAGTACTTGCCACTCCGATGCAAAACCAGATTAAAAAGAATCAAGATTTTAAAAAGATGTTAGGAGGTGACAGAAATTGAGTCTATCAGTTAAGTTTAACGACCAAGAACTCGGAAAGTATTTAAACGTGCTTTCTGGGTTCTCCCCATTTAGCGGGGTAGACCGCGAAACAGAACTTTTGGGCGGAGCAGAATCGTGCAAAGGGGAAGATTACGGGTATACAACTTATAAGTCCAGAACAATAGAAATGCCCTTTGAATTTGTTGGTGATATCGCAGAGAGCTATAATGCGATTCAGAAAATTTTGAATGTCGCAGAGCCGAAAAAACTTGTTTTTGGGAATTATCCAGACCGCTACTTTTATGCGATACCGGACGGAAGCCTTGATGTGACACAGGTTGCGATTTTTGGAAAAGGCACAATCACATGGCTAATCCCTGACGGGGTAGCGTACTCCACTGCAGAATTCGACTTTTATGGAGTCCAACAGAGTGGCTACCAGACAATTGCCATCCAAAACAACGGTACCGAATGGGCAGATGTGGACTACGAGATTACCCACAAGCACGAGAACGGCTTTATTGGATTGGTCAGCCAGTATGGAGTAATTCAGCTTGGGAAACAAGAAGAAGCGGACGGAGAGAACTACGAAGCGTCCGAAGAACTGTTTAACGGTTACGGCTTGTTTCAAGATGATCACGGCACCTCTCATCAAAATCCGGAGAATACCACACAAGGAACGCTGGAAGTGCGGGACGTTGCCGGATATAACGTCATGGCATTAAAAGGTGGACAGGCAACATCCGGATACTGGAATGGCGGAATGAGAACACTTACTATCCCGGTTGACAGCGAGGGCAGACGTGGGGCAAAGAACTTTTACTGTTACACGCAGCACTGGTTCGAGACTGGATTGATGGGACAGACGGGAGCACAGACTATTGCGTTTCTTACAGGGAAAAATGAAGTGATCTGCTCCATGTCTATTAACAAGAGTGATGCCACAGGTAATACGGCGCGTATCGAGTGGTTTGCCCCAGGGAACACCTTAATCAGACGAGAGGAATTCCAGCCGACAGCCTACGAGGGCAATCCGTTTAACCTAAAAATGGGATGCCATAATGACTTTTTAAAAGAGGGAGAAAAGCTGCGGATTTTCTGGTATGGAAGTTATATGGAGCGAAACATACCAGAGATTAAGGATATGGAATGCGAAAAAATCCAAATCTGGATCGGACAGTGGGGAGACAGAAACCTCACAAACCAGTACGTCACGCACAATTATTTAAAAAGCATCCGATTCAGAAAGGACAATGTCGATAAGTATAAGGATGTGCCAAACCGGTATCGTGCTGGAGATGTGGTGTCTATAGATGGAGAGAGTACAAAGGTCTATGTAAACGGGATGCCGGCAAAAGGAGATGAGATTAATGGATCCAATTATCCAAAAGTTCCACCGGGGACAACGGAAGTCCAGTTCTGCTATTCTTCCTTTTCATCTCCACCGCCGCATATTAAAGCAAAAATACGGGAGGTATATTTGTAATGGATAACATCAGAATTGCGATTCTAAGCACAAATAACACGCCAGTAGCGTACATGGACAACGGGCATAAAAAGTCCATGCACTACTGGAATGATAAGCTACACGAATACTTACAGGGTACGGCGAATGCTTACACTTTTACGGTAAATGCAAAGCATCCAGACGCACAGCATATCAAAGCTGGGAATAAGGTGGCATTTACTTACAAGGGGAAATCACACTACTTAAACATTGTAAATACAGACAAAACAGAGCAGACGATTACTGCTACGGCATGGTCACTGTCGTTTGAGTTAATCAACGAGGATGCTGGAGAATACAAAGCTGGAAAAGCCATGAGTTTTGAAGAGTACCTCGCCGTCTTTGATGCTGAGAGAACGCTTAAATTGGGACTCAATGAGGTGTCGGACAAACGGATCACCAACGAATGGACAGGTACAACGTCCGTATTAAAGAGATTATTCTCCCTGGCTAATGTCTTTTCTGCGGAGATCGAATTTGAGACAGTACTGAACAGAGACTACTCTTTAAAAGAGATTGTCCTAAATGTATATCGGAAACACTCCGATACAGACAGCGGAGTCGGAGAATACCGGAATGACATTGTACTGCGGTACGGGAAAGGAATTACCGGAATTCGAAAAACCACAGATGCCGAGAAGCTTTACACCTGCATCCAGCCGACCGGAAAGGACGGTCTGACAATCAATGGTCTTGACAAGAAAGAATACGATGAAAACGGCAATATCGAGTACTTTACAGACGGTGCGATCATCCGCGCACCGCAGGCAAGGGACCGGTTCCCATCCAACATCGTAAATAAGGCTGATGCTTATATCCTGATGCGTAAAGAGTACGATACAGACAGCAAGGACAAGCTCTATAGCATGGCTCTGTCTGATCTTAAAACAGCATCCGAACCAGTAGTGACCTACGAGGTGGATGGATATTTTGACACCAACATCGGGGACACCGTGAGGATGCAGGATCAGGAGTGGACACCAGTGCTTTATCTACAGGCAAGAGTATCAGAACAGATCAGGAGTCTTACCAATCCAAAAGCTGCAAAGACGGTATTTACAAACTACAAAGAGCTGACATCGGAAATTTCGGACAGCTTATTACAGAGGATGCAAGACCTTATTAATAAAAATAAGGTTTATACTTGCTCTATCTCAACAAACAACGGCGTTATCTTTAAAAATGGCATCGGTAGCACTACTCTGACCGCTTACGCTTACGATAACGGCGTGGATGTGGCAGACAAGCTACAATTCCGATGGAGCAAGGATGGGCATGAGTTTTATGTTGGTAAGAGCGTTACGGTAAATGCTACGGACGTGGATACAAAGGCGGTGTACTCGTTTGAGGCTATTGAAAATGGGATAAAACGTGGGTATTACGAGGTTACGATTACAGATGTAATGGATGGAGAGGATGGAAAAGACGGAGAACAGGGTCCGCAAGGTGAGAAAGGAGAACAGGGACCTCCGGGTCCACAAGGCGCTCCGGGATTGGATGGTATACAGGGTCCAAAAGGGGATCAGGGAATCCCGGGAAAAGATGGGAAGGACGGAAAAACACAGTACACCCACATTGCTTATGCAAACAGCGCAGATGGGTCTAAAGATTTTTCTGTATCCGACAGTAATCGGGAATATATCGGAATGTATGTTGATTTTACGCAAAATGACAGCGCAGACCCGACAAAATATGCATGGAGTAAGATCAAAGGCGCAGATGGGGCGATCGGAACACCAGGAAAGCCGGGAGCCGATGGAAAGACCCCATATCTACATATCGCCTATGCAAACAGTGCAGATGGCAAGACGGGATTTTCCACCACGGATGGTACAAATAAGCTCTATATCGGGCAGTATACAGATTATACACAGGCAGATAGTACAGATGCTGCGAAGTATACATGGACAAAGATCAAAGGCGAACAGGGGGAACGTGGTCCACAGGGAGTTCCCGGTCTGCAAGGGGTACAAGGTCCCCAGGGTGAACAGGGGATACAGGGTCCCAAAGGAGATACTGGAGCTGCAGGTGTAAACTACTGGAGATCATCAGCAACGATAGACTTATCTGATACCAAAACTTACGATGTAAATAAATGGTATCCCGTTGTGGGGAGTCAGCTTCCAACGAGTGTTTATAATCGTATTTTGGTTAATGTGTCTTTAAATAGTGGAACAAAACCATCCTGGAGTACACATGATAGCGGATTCTCGGTGAATTTAGATCTGGCTTCCATTGGATCTGGGTGGGGAACTACTTCTGGCGAATGTATTATTTATGCAGACACGTATTCATTCTGTTCAGTGTCGCCTGCCAGCTATACACAACTGACTTATGGATCAATCCCTGTATTATATTTAAGAGGTGGCGGTAAATATTTTGTAAATACTGATTTTGTGGTCAACTGGACACCTAAGCCAACAGGATATACATGGCAGAAAGGAAATTATAAGCAGACAGCACCTGTCTTAGATAGCAGACCTGTACCAAGCGGAACCAATATTAAAGGGAAGAGCACCTATTTTCACATCAAGTATTCCGCAGTATCGAATCCAACCACCTCTAACCAGATGACAGAGATACCTAACACATATATTGGTACTTACGTAGACTTCACACAGGAAGATAGCACGGATCCAAAGAAATATACCTGGTCACGTTTCCAAGGACTTCAAGGACCGCAGGGAACACAGGGGATTCCGGGGACGAACGGTACAAACGGCAAGACAAGCTATCTGCACATTAAATATTCCAACGATGGAGGGAAAACATTTACCGGAAACAGCGGAGAAGATGTAGGAACGTATATTGGTACTTGCGTGGATTACAATCAGTCCGATCCTGCAAGTGTTGGATCTTATAAGTGGGCGAAGATTAAAGGAGAACAAGGTGCGACAGGTGCTACAGGAGCAACAGGACCAAGTGGCATAATTGTATCTTCTACGGCTCCGTCAAATCCTAAAGTTGGCCAGTTATGGCAGACAGCATCCGGTCAGCCGATCAAGCGGTGGGATGGAAGTAGGTGGGTGATCCATTATATCGCAGTCGAGAATCTGGACGTGCAAACGCTCAGTGCGATCGTTGCCAACCTTGGAACTGTAACAGCCGGACTTATTAAGAGTAAGGGTGGACACTTTTACATAAATGTAGACACCGGAGAGATCGTGTCTAAAAGCAGTGACGGTACAATTTCCGTTTTTGTAAAAAAAGAGAATATTGACATGGTAAGATCGTTTACAGCGTCTAGGTACTGGGGGAGTCGATTAAACTACTCTGGATTAGAATTTTATTCCGGCGGCAGTAGCATGGCAGATGATATCGCGAATGGATCTATGGTATGCTCTATTCGCGGAGATGAGGAGATGCGTGACTTTTCGGTGACAAACATAAATGGAGATAGCATATGGCTTATTAGGACAATTAAGCAGCTTACAAAATCTATCTCTTACGATTCCGATACCGTGAAAGGTCCATATACAAGTACAAACTCCGCTAATAACATTCGCGTGGAGCTGAAAAGAAGAGGATGTATGGTAACATGCAAGATCACAATGATTGCACAATTTCCGGGAAGTGGCGAATACGGGCCATTCAACGAAGTGAAAATTCCAGTAGGATATCGACCGGTTATGGATTTCTTTGCTCCCTATAGTGAAGTTTCAGGACCTAACATATTTGGAACTGGAAGATACGGCATAAGAAAAGATGGGGGGATCAAGATTTATGTGGAGAATGCCGCATTTACAGAACGTCACGCAACGTTCACGTGGATTACAGATGATTGATTAAAGGAGCAAATATGGAGATAAGAGCAAGACCGTAATGGTCTTATTTTTATGCATAAATTAAATGGAAGGCAGTGAGAAAATGACAGATACAGTTATAGTAGCAATTATATCTCTGCTTGGCACTTTGCTTGGAAGTTTCGGGGGAACGCAGCTTATAAAGTACCGGATAGAGCAGTTAGAAAAGAAGGTAGAGAAGCACAACTCTATTGTAGAAAGAACATATATTTTAGAGGAAAAAGTGAAAGTAGCAAATCATAGAATTGAGGATTTGGAAAGGAAAGGTGAGGAATGATGGAACAGATTATGAATTATGTAAAACCGGAACTGATTGTTGTAGCAGTGGTACTGTATTTTATTGGAATTGGACTGAAACAGTCTCAGACAGTAAAGGATAAGTGCATCCCGCTTATTCTGGGCGGAATCGGGATTGTGTTATGTGCAGTGTGGGTGATTGCATCTTGCCCGATCAGTACCGGACAGGAGATTGCGATGGCGGTATTTACAGCAATCGTACAGGGGATTTTAGTGGCTGGTCTGAGTACATATGTGAATCAGACAATTAAACAGATTGGGAAAAATGAATAGGATTTAGAATAGTGGGAGAGCTTGGAAACAGGCTCTCTTTCATTGTATGACAGGAGGTGAGAACATGAGT